TGTGTCCTGAAGATACGTTCAAAGCATAGTTAGAGGGATAGGTGCCATTGTAGGAAAGCAATTCTGTAAACGATTTGCTGTACCCGTAGGCTTTGATGTTTGGACGCGAGAGCAACAGAGAAAACCAAAAGGATACATCGGACACGGAGGAAAAATCCCCGTCGACGTACAAGCGGAAGTCTGCACCATCGGGGATAGCATTAAACGCAGATGCAATGGTGCCGGGATAGAAACGCATAAGAAACGCGTTTTGAATCTGACGGGCAAATGCATCGGGATACCGCCATGCCCGAAATGAATAACAGAATTTGAGACACTCGCCAGCACCGGGACATGTGACACCGGGAAGGGAAGAGAATGCGTAGAATGGAAGCTTGCTATTGCCGTCTGATTTAATGACGGTAAGCATAGGCTTGCCAGTAGCAAAGACACGGGAAAGACGGGCAAACGATCGTTGCCATCCGATCGATTGGAAACGTTCATCGGCACGCAGGCTAGCAAAGCTACCAATGATGGCATCGATGCTGCCATTCTGGACTATGGAAGCAAGGGCGCGGAGAGCATGGGTTTTCATGGGGGACTCCGGTGGGAGGGTGTTTCGACGGGATTGATTTCAACATGAAAACGCAGACTGTGCGATATCTTATCAATTGAAATTTTCTATGCTGGCCAGGCTAGCGTTAGTTTTTGACTATGTGGCCTGGGCGTGTGTGCGCGTGCTGGCGTGTGCTGGCGCGTACATGCGTACGCGGACGCGCATGCTTGTTGTAATGAGCACGCCTAAGCAAACGTCATGCCAAGCTTCTAAGGGTAAACCCTCGAAAACTCGCTGGTGACGATAACTAAATTTTCGAAGGGTAAGGTATGGGTTAGGGGTGAAAACGTCCTGCAGGCGTTTCTGGCGCGTTTTGGAGGCATCGGGTAATCCCTAATGGTTTTGTTGTGCAGTGCAGCATGGCATGGTGTTTGCTTCGTGCGCATGCTGGCGTGCTGGCGCATGTGCGCGTGCTGGCGCGTATGTGCGCATGCTGGCGTGCTGGCGTGCTGGCGCATGTGCTGGTGTATTTGTTGCAATGCATTGTCATCCGATGTCATCCGATGTCATCCGATGTCATCCGATGTCATACACAGTCCCTTGAAATCGTCAGTATGCTGATGAATTTGTATAATTGTATACAATCTGACCCCATTTAACCGCCTATCTCGGAATGTCCTGTATGATCAGGCTAAGTCGTTGATTTCATTGGTGTTTGATGTTGCCAATCGCTGATTCTGATCCTGTATCTTCCATCTTGCCGAAGGCAAAACCGATCGATTCCAGCCGTCGAAGGTGGGGGAGGCGTGGGCCAGGCGGGGGTAGGGCGTACGTTATATACAACATCGCCCACAGATCAGGAAAAATAACGTTGCCTTCACCGCCCCTTACACACCAACATCGACACGTAGCTATACAGCCTTCAACACCAACACCGACACGTAGCTACACAGCCTTCACCACCATCATTAACAAAAACATCACCCCCGCTTGACATCACCATCTTTTCTATGTTACAACCTACCCTATGCCACAGGGACGTCTACACCTGGCTGTGGCTGTGTTATTAAAGATGCCTACCAGGGGTGAGCGACAAAGGCATCAACGAGGGGCTGAGGTTTAGAACGTGTCGTGGGAGGCTGTGGTGAGCTTCAATAGTCTGAACCGTACACCAACAATAGCTGGTCTATGCTAATGAGCATAGTAGGCGAAGCTGTGTCTAAACAGTATTTCATAATGTAAAATCAACTGTTAAGACACCGTCTATATAGATAGTAAGCATAACATCAAATCCCTAATATTTATTTCATTGATGTCTTCTCCTTACAGCACTATATAGAAGCAACATTAGCGCTAATAGAATATTTATTGTTTTTCTTAAGAAACAACATTAACGCTAACAAAATATTCATTGTTATTTCTTAAGAACAACATCAGCGCTAATAGAATAACAATTGTTGTTTCTTAAGAACAACATTAGCGCTAACAGAGATAACAACATCTATATAGTCTATATAGAGCCAATGAACAGCGTAGCTGTGTTGTCCCTTCAGGGCTCTTAAGAGCCTTCAACAAAAACAATGACACCATCAACATTTCTTAAGAGCAGATACAAAACAAGAACAGAGCTTGGAAACAGAGTTCATCAATTCCCTTATTCTGTTTTTAGTGTTGTGATGGATGAGTTGTTTAAGAAGGAAGAAAGAGTTGGTAGTGTTGGTTTTCATTCCGATGTTTATTACATCAGGGCTCTGATAGAGAAGAGAGAAGGTGTTGTGTTGCCTTTATGGGTGGTGCAGAAGGCAATGAAGCAAGAAGGGATGTGTTGATATGCCGTACATGACGAATGGTGTTAGGTCATATAAGAAGCAACAGAAATATGACGGCAAGCCTTCTGTTGTTGCTGACAGAGCCCAACGTAACGCTGCTAGAGCAAAGCTAAAGGCTGCTGGTGTTGATGTTGCTGGTAAGGATGTTGCTCACAAGGTGGCGTTGTCTAAGGGCGGTAGTAATGAAGTGAGAAACTTGTCTGTTCAGTCTAAGGCTAAGAACAGGAGTTTTAAGAGAGATAAGAATGGGGCTATGAAATAATGGCTAAGTCACCAGCATGGACCAGAAAAGAAGGCAAAGATCCTGAAGGTGGGTTGAATGCTAAAGGCAGGGCTTCGTACAACAAAGCCACTGGTGGTAGCCTAAAGCCTCCTGCTCCTAAACCGAAGACGAAGAAGGATGCTGCTAGAAGAACTAGCTTCTGTGCTCGTATGCAAGGCATGAAGGAAAAGAACACAGGCGCTGAAGCCGCTAAAGATCCTAACAGCCGCATCAACAAGAGCTTAAGAGCTTGGAACTGTTGAGTCATGGCACGCACTAACAAAAAGCTTTGGAAGCAGGTTGTTGCTGATGTTAAAGCCAGTAGCAAAGGTGGAGATGCTGGTGAGTGGTCAGCCAGGAAGGCACAGCTAGCAGGCAAGCTCTACAAAGACAAAGGCGGCAGCTACAAAGGACCAAAGACAGAGGCTCAAAAGGCTATGTCGAAATGGACGAAGGAAGAATGGACAACATCTTCTGGGAAGCCTTCTGAAGGGAAGCGTCGTTATCTGCCTAAGGCTGCCTGGTCTTCGTTGTCTGCTTCAGAGAAGGCAGCAACTAATAAGGCTAAAGCTGCGGGAGCTAAGCAGGGAAAACAATTTGTTGCTCAGCCTAAGAAGGTGGCTGAGAAGACGGCTAAATATAGGAGTTGATATGAAGTGTGGTACAAAGAAGATGGCATACGGCGGTATGGCAACGCCTATGCAGCCTAAGAAGCCTATGATGGCTAAGGGTGGTGTTACACCCGCCGCCCCTCGGGTGGCTAATTGCGGTGCTTCTATGAAGCCTCAGCAAAAGGCTAAGAAATAATAGTGTTACATCAGCGGACCGAAGGTCCGCGTCCTCAACAACAAAGGAAGAAGTGAAATGGCTACGTTCAAGGAAGCGTTTAGAGAAGCCAGAAACGCTGGCAAGAAGACGTTTACATGGCAAGGTAAGAGCTACACCACTGAGTTGAAGGAAGAGGCCGCTGCAAGGGCTCCTAAAGCCTCTGCTGGCCCTCGTCGTACAGCAAAGGAAGACACAGGTTCTGATGCAATGCTTCAGCGTATGAAGTCTCGTTCAGAGCGTGGCATGAGAGTGCGTAGCAATGAAGAGATGCGTGATAGATATCGAGACGAAGCTATTGGCTACGGCACCGCCGCTGCTGGATTAGCTACTGGTCCTCTGCGTGCTTTGGCAGGCACCGCAGCTAAGAAGTCATCTGATAAAATGACAGATGAGCTTAAGAAGCGTATGTCGCGTGAAGAACCTAAAGGCGATGTTGGTGTTGAAATTAAGCCTGCTGTGTTTAGACGTCTTAGAGAAGAAGCCAAAGACCCTCTTGAAGGTCGTCGTGTTGGCGATGTGTCTAAGGAGTTGAAGGAGCAGGCTAAGAGAGAAGCTGAAAGAGCCGCTACAAAGCGTGCAACACAGTTTAGAAGCCGCACTGCCGATAGAATGGATGGCTTTGCCAAAGGTGGTTTGGCTAAGAAGAAAAGGAAGAAATAATGCCTGCAAAGAAGTTTATGCCTTGTGAAGATTGTCCCAACCCTGCTGCTTGCAAGAAAGCAGGGAAGTGCATGATGACGTCTAGCAAGGCTAAAAAGCCTCAACGAGGCGGTAAGCAAGCCTTAGCCATTATGGTGGCTGTTGGTGTGCCTAAGAAGGGAAAGAAGTAATGGCTAACTATAGACGTCTTGATAAAGAAGGTAAGCCTGTTGGTAAATATTCCAGTGGTGCTAGTAAAAAGCCTATGGAAGGTGCTAACAGATATGTCCAAGACACTCCTACTTTTGAGAGCTTAGTAACTAAGGGCGGTCAAGGCACACGTGGTGATAAGACATTCACTATTGGTGCTAAAGAATATGATCGCCCAAAAAAGACAGCGGAAAAGAAATCGCCTGCTAAAAAGAAAAACCCTGAAGGTGAAGTTAGTCCTAAGGCGGCTGCTGAGTTTCGCCGTAAGATGAAGGAAGAAGAGATGTTGCGTAAGATGGGTGAGCGCTATGACGAAATCGTAGGCAAGCCTGAGATGGCTAAAGGTGGTGCTGTTCAGAAGAAGATGTCTAAGGTGATGGGTGAATACAAAGCAGGGACGCTTCGTAGCGGCGGTACAGGCAAGGCTGTAAAGAATCCCAAGCAAGCCGTTGCCATTGGGTTGTCTGAAGCTCGTCGTCTGAAGAAATAATGAGCGTCACGAGCTACCCAGCGCTAGTACGCTTAGACGACTATGGCAACATTGTTCGTATCGGCGGTACTAGCGCTGATGCTTTTGGTCGCGCTCGGGTTAGTGCTCCGTTCACGCTTTTCGACAGCCAAAACAGATATGCAAAGAGTGATGACTTTGATGAGTCTGTATCTGGTAGCGCTACTGTCACTTATTCTGCTAATGAATCTACTGTTCTCCTTAATGTCACCAGTGCCAGTGGAGATGAAGTAGTTAGAGAAACAAAGAGGGTGTTTTCATATCAGCCTGGTAAGTCTTTGCTGGTGATGAACACCTTTGTCATGCCTACAGCAGAAGCTAACATGCGTTGTCGTGTTGGCTATTTCAGCACACAGAACGGTGTCTATTTTGAACGCAGCGGCATTACATTAAACATTGTTAGACGCACCTACACCAGTGGTAGTGTTGTCAATAACGCTGTAGCACAGGCAAGTTGGAACGGCGACAAGCTCGATGGCACAGGTCCATCAGGGCTCACCATTGACGTTACAAAGTCGCAGATATTCTGGCAAGATTTTGAGTGGTTGGGTGTTGGTAGCGTCAGAACAGGCTTTGTTATCAACGGCTTATTTATTGTCTGCCACACGTTCAACAACGCTAACAATCTTGCACTTGTCTACATGACAACGGCTGTGTTGCCTATTCGATATGAAATCACTAACACAGGCGCTTTAGCTGGCAGCAGGACAATGAAGCAGATTTGCTCCACCGTCATCAGTGAAGGTGGATATGAGCGTAAGACAATTTTACAGACAGCCAGGATGTCTTCGACGGGTACAGTGAGTACAACATTGGTGCCTTTGGTGTCGTTGCGTCTTGACCCCAGCAGGCTTGATGCTGTTGTCCTTCCAGACGGCTACAGAGTGTTGCCTATTGCGTCATCGTCTACAACGTTTGAAATACAGCTTGTGAAGAACGCTACGCTAACAGGAGCAAGCTGGGCTCAGACGACGTCTGACAACGTTGAATTTGATGTGTCTGCTACAGCCATCAGCGGTGGCACTGTTGTTGACAGCCTCTACACACAAGAGTCTAACCAGGTGTCTGCTGCTGTTAGCAACAACGAAGCCTACAATTTTGATATGCAGCTAGGTAGGACGTTGGCGGGTGTCAGCGACATCTACACCATTGCTGCACGCACTCTTAGCGGCAATCAATCAGCAATAGCAACATTCTCATTCTGGGACTTGACATGACCAACGGAAACAAGAATAGAAGTGTAGGCAAGGTGTTGACAGGCAGTGTTGCTGATGTCTATGTCGTCCCTGCTGCCTTCAAAGCTGATGTTGAAAGCATTGTCATTGTCAACACCAGCAACAGTGTTGTCAAATTTGATTTGAATTGGTATCAGGCAACAACGACAACATCATATGCCATTGCTAACGATGTTGAGTTGAAGCCAAACAGCCTTTTGCAGCTAACCAATTCGTTGTACTTGGACAAGAACGACAAGATCACTGGATCAGCTTCCATTGCTGACATAGTAACAGTGAGTGTTAGAGTACGCGAATACTTCGCAGAAAGATTGTAGAATGTTTACATCATTGCTTCTTGTTTGTGTTTTAGGTACAGATAAGTGTGAGTTGATGAAACGAACCGATAACAAAACCTATTCAACAATGGAGCAATGTTTGGAATCAACGGCTGTTGATGCTAAACAATTGTATGAGTATTTAGCTGCTAAAGGCGTATACACTCAAGTTGGTTTCAAATGTGAAGAGGACAAAAACAGCATATGAGCAAAAGAGAGCTAACAGAACAGCAGCGCAAGTTTATTGAGGTGTTGTTCACCGAAGCTGGTGGCAACCCTGCAAAGGCTAAGTTGCTTGCTGGTTACAGCGAGAACTATCCAACTAAGGCATTGATGTCTGGATTGAAAGAGGAAGTCATTGAAGCAACGCAAATGTACATCGCTATGCACGCACCGAAGGCTGCTATGGCTGTCATTGGTGGCATTGATGATCCTACACAGCTAGGCATGAGAGAGAAGCTCAAAGCTGCTCAAGACATGCTTGATAGGGCTGGTGTTGTGAAGACAGAGAAGGTTGAGGTGACAGCGCCCTCTGGTGTGATGGTGTTGCCTCCGAAGGATAATGGATAAGCATTTGCTGTGACATCAAATGAGCGTGACTTAGGCGCTTGGATTCTTCCTCAACCGATAGAAAAGAGTAGGTATGTTGCAATACCAAAGTTGGCTAATGTTCGCGTTATACCTTTTGGTTATAGAGTGGATGATGTTGATGACAATCTACTCCAACCTATCCCTAAAGAACTTGATGCTCTTGAGCTTGCAAAGAAATACGTAAAGCAATATTCATACAAACAAGTAGCAGCATGGCTGTCAAAAGAAACAGGAAGAAGCATTAGCGAAGATGGTTTACGACAACGCATACGTAGAGAACAGGAACGGGGAAAACGTCATAACTACTATAGATCCCTTGCCCGCAGATACAAAGAAGCGCTCGAAGCCATCGAGAGGTACGAAGACAGGCTCGGTAAAGAAGAAAAAACCAACTTCTTCGCCTCAGATTATTACGTCTCCATCAAAGACAAAGGAGCTAAGCTCTTACACACTTGATGTTCCTGAGGAAGTAAAGGAACAAAATGTTGTCTTCACACCCAACCCAGGCCCTCAGACAGCCTTCCTAGCTGCTGCTGAGAGGGAAGTGTTGTTTGGGGGAGCCGCAGGTGGCGGGAAGAGCTATGCCATCTTGGCAGATCCTCTTCGTTACATCTCTCATCCGCAGTTTTCAGGGCTTCTGTTGCGTCATACAACAGAAGAACTAAGAGAACTCATCTGGAAAAGCCAAGAACTCTACCCAAAAATCATTCCAGGTATTGTTTGGAGTGAGAGAAAGATGCAATGGGTGTCGCCAAGTGGTGGCAGATTGTGGATGTCTTACCTCGATAGAGACGAAGTCGTTCTTAGATACCAGGGTTTGAGCTTCGTTTGGGTTGGTTTTGACGAACTCAGCCAATGGTCTACGCCTTTTGCGTGGAACTATATGCGTTCTCGCCTCAGAACAGCAGCGTCTGACCTGCCTGTTTACATGAGAGCAACGACTAACCCAGGCAATGCTGGTCATGGGTGGGTTAAGAAGATGTTCATTGACCCTGCACCACCTGGTCAAGCCTTCTGGGCAACAGACATTGACACTGGTGAAGTGTTACGTTACCCCAAAGGACACAGCAAAGAAGGTCTGCCGTTGTTTAAGCGGCGTTTCATCCCTTCAAGACTCTCTGACAACCCCTATCTTGCTGCCTCAGGCGACTACGAAACCATGTTGTTGTCGCTTCCGGAGCAACAACGTCGTCAACTTCTTGATGGTGACTGGGATGTTGCTGAAGGTGCCGCGTTTCCTGAGTTTAAGAGAAGCGTTCATGTCGTTGATTCCTATGACATTCCTCATGATTGGCCTAGATTTAGAGCCTGTGACTACGGATATGGAAGCTGGTCTGCTGTTTTGTGGTTTGCTGTAGCCCCAGATGAGTCATTAGTGGTATATAGAGAGCTATATGTCACTAAAGTGCTTGCAGAAGACTTGGCAGAGATGGTGTTGAACGCTGAAGACGGTGAAAAGATACGTTATGGTGTTCTAGACAGCTCTACATGGCATAAAAGAGGCGACACAGGCCCTTCCATTGCTGAAAGAATGATAATGAAGGGGTGTCGTTGGCGTCCTTCTGACAGAAGTGCTGGTAGTAGAGTGTCTGGTAAGAACGAAATACATAGACGTCTTCAGATAGATTCCTTCACAGAGCGTCCGCGTATTGTCTTTTTCAGCAACTGTGTTAAAACTATTGCTGAACTACCAACAATACCTCTAGATAAGAAGAATCCAGAGGACATTGACACCAACATCAACTTTGATCACGGATATGACGCATTGAGATATGGTGTAATGTCAAGACCGAGGAGTAAAAACATCTTTGACACTAATACATCGGGGCAGAGCGGCTTCGCTCCAGCATCGAAAGTTTTTGGATACTAGGACACTATGGCAAAAAACATCGACACACCCTTCACTGACGACAAAGCCATTGGCTTGCCTGACAGCACTGATGCTGTTCAGGACACATTCAAGCCTACAACGCTAGCCCGTCACATTGAAGAGCGCTTTCAGCGTTCTAAGACGGCTCGTCGCTTTGATGAAGATCGTTGGTTGCGTGCCTATACCAACTACAGAGGCATCTATGGCCCTGACACCAAGTTCACTGAAGCAGAGAAGAGCCGCGTATTTCTCAAGATTACGAAGGTAAAGACTCTGGCAGCATACGGACAAATCACTGAGGTGCTGTTGGCTAACAACAGCTTCCCGTTGTCTGTAGAGCCTACAACGCTACCAGAAGGCGTTGCAGAGCACGTTCACATTGACACCAACCCCCAGGCTGCACAAGGCCAACAAAGCGCTCCTGAGCCCGATTTAGGGGCTCTGTTTGGCTATAAGGGAGATGGCAAAGAGCTTCCTCCTGGTGCAACACCACAGAGCCTTATGGAGCGTCTTGGTCCTCTGAAGCAATCGCTTGAGGGCTTGGATGTCAAGGAAGGGGCAGGACAGACACCAACCTCCATCACCTTCAGCCCTGCAATGGTAGCGGCTAAGAAGATGGAGAAGAAGATTAAGGACCAACTTGAGGAGAGTGGTGCTAGCAAGCATCTGCGTGCTACAGCGTTTGAAATGGCGTTGTTTGGCACAGGTGTTATGAAAGGCCCCTTTGCTGTAGACAAAGAATATCCCAAGTGGAACACTGATGGTGGCTATGAGCCCATCATCAAAACTATGCCGCAGACGTCTCATGTCAGCATATTCAATAGCTATCCTGATCCAGATGCTACCAACATGGACGAATGCGGCTACTTTATCGAGCGTCACAAGCTGAGTAAGTCTCAGTTGTTGGCTCTAAAGAAGCGTCCCATGTTCCGAAACAAAGTCATTGACAAC